GACGACCGTTGAGGGAGATATTCTTCTCAATTTGCTCGTTGAGTTTTGTCTCCATATCATCTAATTTTTCTACCATGCTCTCAAGCACATCATACTTATCTTCAGGGATTGATACATAATGTTCTTCAAAAAGACCCTTCATTCCTTCAAGGAATGATTCGGTCATCTCAGTCTTGAGACCTGCTTCGACTGCGAGTGCGTTTTCTTCAAACCACTCGTCAGCAACATACTCAAGATAAGAATCAACACGCTCAGCGAGTGACTCTTTTGCTGCTTCGATTTCCTCAGCGAGCTTCTCTTGGTATTGTGCTTCCAGTCCTTCTTTGACTTCAGCAACCTTGGCGTTAATTGCTGCTTCAAAGATGGTCTTTGCTTTGTTTTTGAACTCTTCAGAGAGATCTTCACCACCGAGGAGAGCATTAACGTCCTCTTCGATATCATATTCTGCAGTTTCTTCTACGGATTCTTCCTCAGCGACAACATCTTCAGTAGAAACTTCTTCCTCTTCGATGGTCTCCTCGGCGGAGAGTTCTTCCTCTTCCTTCATTTTTTTCATGGGGTCTGCGGCTTTTGCGCCTTTGGTTACTACGTCCTTAACTTGCTTAAGGGTTCCTCCAGGTGTATTCAGCTTAGCTGAATCATCATCAGGTTTGTAGTTTTCTGGAGTGGGACCGCCAAGATCCTCAACACCTGCTAACTGAGTGCCAGGATCTGCCATTTTAGGCATAGGATCAGCAGGCTTTGCCCCAGCATTAACAGCGGTGCGGGATTGCTGTGTCTTTACTTCCATTTCTTGTAATTTTTTGCCACGAGACATTTTAACTCTCCGTTTTTTCCGTATTAAAACTATATTTATTTATAAAATTAAAGATTCGCAAGGAAATCATTAAATAGACTTAACTTTTTCTCGTCAAGTTGTTTCTGGGTTACAAGAGTGTTGATCTCTCTGTAAGTTTTTTCTGCATACTTCTCACGAAGAATGCCACCATCCCATATCCACTCTTTACCTTCCATGATTCCCTCAACAAATGCATCGGGAGCAGAAGGATCAGCAACGATATCAGCAGCAGTTGCTAACATAAAATCATCACCGACGATGTTAACACCCTCACGGGTAGCCTTTAATGAACCAATACCGCGAGAAGATACACCGAGTTTTACTCCCTCTTCAATAAGTGAAGAAGCAATCTTACCCATAGGAGTATTCAGGATCTTTGCTTTACCAATAAAGTTAGATCCATTCTCTTTTAGAGATACGATTTTGTGGGAGACTCTATCGAGATTAACGGTAGGGCCATCGGGGTGACCAAGTTCACCAAGTGCTCTACCTGCTTGAACATGGTTTTCGTTATAACGACCAACCTCACGACGAAGTGTTTCCATAGGGTACATACGACCATTACGGTTCTTGATGTTACCCTGAAGGAAAACTCCCTCAATATACATAGATTTCTTGCCGTTCTTTTGTTCGACAAGGAATTCTACTGATTCGATTTCTTCCCTGATGAGTTTCATTTGATTAACCTGTGAATCCTACTTTTGCAGCTCTTATAGTTCCAGTGCCATAACAAACATCGGTTGATTTCTTTTCAACGTATTCAACAGTTCCTGTTGGAATCGTGATGAAGTTTGTAGTAGCAGCACCAACAACGGTGCATACTCCGATGGTTCCAGTACTGCCAGAAACATTAACAACTCTAATCACAGTCGCCTGTGCAAAAGAAGTTGCGGATCCCGCCACAGTTGGAACTGCAATCTCATTACCAAGTACTAATGCTCTGGTAGCCATTTGCTTTATAAATTCCTAATATGAGTTATTTATAATTATCAGACACCATCTGTGGTCTCAACGGAATCATCACTAACTTCGGTCTCGGTTTCTACTTCAACTTCAGCTTCAATACCTTCTCCACCAAAAGCAGCATTTGCTACCATAGGACGAAATGCATCAACTCTCTCTGCAGACTTTGCATAGAGAACATCTTTAATCGCATCGCTAATTTGAGATGGTGACTCGTCAGCGATCATCATATCTAAAAGGTCATCCATTTAATTGTATAGTAAACAACTAGATATATTTATATTTCACCACCCTTGGGCAGTTCTGGTGCCTCAGTTGCAGAACCATCAATTTCAGGTTCCATCTGAGGTTTTCCTAAATCCATAGCTGCTGCATCTAAAGGTTGCCCAGTTTCAGGATCTACAGGTACAGTTGGATCAGGAATAACACCATCTTTAATTTCTTTCTTAATCAGTGCATCCTGCTCAAGAATCTCCACATCAGTCTGACGGAGAATCTTACGACGAACATAATCTTGAGAATAATACTTACCAATATAAGGTTCTGCTGTTGCTGCAAGAGTCAGTCTCTCATTCATGAGTTCTGCTTCTTTCAGTTCGGAGAAGTGATTATCATAGAGGAAGTCATATTGAATATGCTCACTCATCGACTCCCAATCATCAGGAGTAATGACGTTTTTAAGAATGAGTTGAGTCTTCAACATGTCATTAAACATATTGGAGAATCTCTTTCTCAAACGTGCAACAAACTTAGTAAATTTAAGTTCATCTCTCAGGATCTCAGAAGATCTCCCCAAGTTAAACCCACCTTCGCCATCCATTCGTGATGGAGGGACGTTAAGTGAACGGTAGAGTTTCTTTTTAAAATACTCAATATCAGTGATTTCACCCAGGTTTTGTCCGCCAGGGAGAGTGGTAATTTCGGTTCCTCTTCCACCTTCACGCCTTGGAAGCCAGAAGTCTTCAAGCATCGCCATGTACTTTTTGTCATCACGAATTTCTCCTGTGTTTGCATCATATACAAGTTTGTTGCGATAACGCATCATCACATCACGAAGATATTGTTCTGCCTTCATCTTAGGCAAATTACCAACATCGATGTAGAAGATTCTGCGTTCTGGAGCACGGGATAATCTATAGATGACCAGTGAATCCTCAATCATTCTAAGTTGATTGATGGATTTGATGGCTTTATGAAGATACGAGAGTGTTGATCCTTTGTTACGATCTACAAGACCAGATGTGCAATACGTGACTGCATCTCTTGCAATTTTAATTCCTTGACTTGCACCAGTTTGTGCTGGATTACCAGTTGGATAAACTGACTTTGGATTATAAATGAAATACTCATCAATTTCAGGGAAGTCATAATCCATAGGATTATCGCTTCTCAACTGAGAAATAGCACTTCCATCGTTCTTCTTTTTTCTTTGCTGCCTTACATAACGCATTTTCATGGCGTCGATGTAACGCAACTCTTGAATACCTTCTTCAGGTTTCTTCAAGTCGATAATTTTATGATAGTAAATACGCCCGTCAATATACCAATTTCTGTAAATTTCGTGCGCTTTTTTATCAAAATCTAAAAGGTCGAGAATATACTTGAACTCTTTACGAATCTTGGTTTTAATACCATCGCTGGCATTAAGATTTGAAAGTTCAATCTCTACTGGACTATCGTTTGAATCAGAAACAATAGCTTCGTTGACAATATCTTCGATAGCACTATCCGCTTCAGGATGAAGTGCCATCTCGCGGTATCTTTTGATAAGATCGAACTCAGTGCGATATACACCTTCGATATCTACATAAGAACCAAAAAAACCACTACTCATATAGTGGTCAGCCCCGTCCTCATTATTAGGAGGAACGGGGGAGACCGCTGATGGAGATAGTGGTTCTGTGTCCTCTATCGAGAACCCAAATAACTTACCCGACATTATTACAAATTTATTTGTCCCTTTTATTTAGGGCACCTCAATTATCAGTTTCCGCCGGCTGCTGGAGCTCCGTCAATTGTGTCATTAACACCCTTAGGTGCCCAATAATCGACTTGGAATTCAACAGTGAATTCTTCAATCGTATCAGCAGTATCGTATGAAAGATCGATAGCACTAATGTTGGTTGGGAAAATGCCGAAGAAGTCATAGGTGTATGCTGCTTCCAGACCAGAGTCAGATGTCTGACCTAAGTTAGAAGACTTTCTCTTCAACTGGGTAACAGTTGCGGTTGACTTATATGCCTGTG